CTTGTTACAACAGCATCAGATTGAACCATTCTTAATGGCCGTTAAAGATGGTTCATTAACTAAGTTAGCTAAGGCTTTCCTAGAAAACCAATGGAATGAGACTAAATTGTAATTATTGAACAAAAGACTAGGTGCATGAATAGTGCGCCTAGTCTCTTTTAACGTGAGGCATGACACATGATTCCAGAAAATAATTTAGAAAATCAAGGCGCACGGAACGTGAAGCGCCCTAAAAATAGCAGTTTCCCCGACTCAAGCGCCAAGCTTCGCCCGCTTGGTATCACGATCACCAGAAAAGAGCATGACCTTATTTTCGATATACTCGCACTACCTACCGATAGCCTAGATTCAATTTTAGAGCGCCAAAATCACCTCATGCAAGCAGTTAGGCTAGTCTTAAACCACTAGCCTAGCGCCTCGATTCTTAAGCCAGAATAGAAAATCTTACACGTGTAAGGTTTTTCATAATATCCGAAGTTGTCACACTGTCACACTTCAAAACGCCTAAACACTTCTAGGATTTTATACAACTAGCTTTTTGGACAGTGCGTTATTTTGTACCATTAAAAACTCTTTTATTAAATATTATCCGTGACATAGTGACTAATTCAATTTTAAAGGCTATTTTTAAGCGTTTAACGCCTCACTAACTGCCATTCCTATCCGTGACAAAGTGTTACATGACGCATCTCACCCGTGACAGCATCCCCGAACCTTAACAAAATTCAGTGCCATTTTGACACCACCAGTGCCACTTTGACACCATTAACGCACAATCCAAGATCAAATAATATCCGAAGTTGTCACACTTAGCCGAATTTTGTACCACTTTGTCACGGATCGACGCACCTCACCCGTGACAAAAATCCCTGTAAGAATGCATCGCGCATCAAGCACTTAACGCACCTAACATTCCCATAACATTTATTTAGTATTTTATTTCTTACATCTGAAAAGAGAAAAAATGACGCTATTTCTATCGAATAATTCGATACTAGAACCTATATCATTATATACAAAAATTTTTTTGTTCCGAAAAAAGAACGGTTCATAATGGCACCGATTCGAGGTCAAAGTGACACCAGTTAGTGCCAAAATGCTACCATGTAAACTCTGGAATAGTGCCATTTTGACACCATTAACGCTTGCGAGTCATTAAATAAAATCAATAACTTAGAAACTTGGCACGCTTCCTGAATTGAGATTTTCAAAATTTTCAAACTATTCACGAATAGCTAATATATTTAACTAGTTAGATATCTACAACAAGGATTTACTATGACTAAGCTATGTAAAAAGAAGAAGGGTAAGAAGCTTAAAGCTATAAAGCTAACTAAGGTATCTACCCACGAGCACAATTTACTACACCTATTGTTTATCTGCCAGTATAAAGGTGTTTTAGAGTCGTTTGTCACTAACCTAGAATCTCTGCACGGTGGATTAGATTTCGCTGATTTACTCATGGAGCAGGAGAATTTGACTATTTTCTCTGCATTTCCATGGGCGCAATCTGGCGAAGGTGATAGATGGAAGAGTATTAAAAACGAGATTGAAGTATCCCTTCAATACCCAACATTTACGGAGCGATCAAATGTCGAAGATTAAAGAAAGCGAGCTTAAGGCGGGGATGATTATTCATCACACTGACCCTACGGTTAACAGATGCGTTATTCTACTGGAAAGATTCAAACAGAACGACGTTTATTACTTCAGATGCATGAACCTTCTTGACCATTCAGGAGTCGAGGCAGATAGGGCAGATTTTCACTTACCTGTTTCTGCGATTGTTAAATCTAGTGAACTTATCACAATTACTCAACTGGCGAGTTTAATGTACCAGTACCACGTTTCAAGTCACCTAGACCTTGCTAAGAAGGCGTGTGATAAGGCAGATGCTCCACGATTCAGGTACTCAGATGTTGCGACTTTGAAGAAAGATTTCATGCGTTGGCCGCCAGAGGACATTATTGACGGCTGGCTTACAAAGTACTTTAACACTGAGGATAAGGGTGACGTATTAATTCCACTGGCACTTGATGCTTTGATTGGTAAGAATGAGGACAGGTTTTACCAGATGTTATTTGAATGTCAAAAACCACTGAGGTAATGCATGAAGGCGCTTAACGAATCACCACAATTCTCGGAATACATGGGCCAATTAAATAGGCAGGTGGGTACTAGGAAAAGAAGTATGGTTATGAAAACTTCTGACAGGTTTTTGGTTAAGTTTGCATTGGTTTCACTGGCGGTACTGCTGGTGAAACTGGGTGCCGAATACACGTTTCAAGAATTTAAATACTATTATCTCTGCAATTTCGCAGAGAAAAACTCAACAGGAGAGAATTTATGTCAGCATCAACAATTGAAGTATCGTACAAAGTAGTGGGTGGGAAACTTAAGACTATTGAACTAGCACAAGGGGCTAAGGTTAGCGACCTTGTTAAAGCGGCCGGATTAGAAGGGAACTACGCAGCGACTATTGGTTCAAATCCTGCTGAGATGTCTGATACACTAGCGGAAGGTCACACTGTATTCTTGTCGCTTCAAGTAAAAGGCGCTTAATCGAAAGTCAGAATTGTAACGGGTTCACACTGGGTGCTCTTAGGAGTGCCCTTTGTGCGTTGAGAGGTGCAAAATGTCTAAAACTAAACAAGAGATATGGGAAAAAAAGCAGATAAATATTTCCCTAAGGAATATTCGCCAAACAGTCCAGAATATACTTTATTTGTTCGTGGATTTACACAAGCTAGATTTCTAGCTGAAGAAGAAATGTATGACTTAGAAAAAGCTACCAAAATATCAAGAGACGCACTTCTTCAAGCATATCTTGATAGTAGAAAACTATTGAGGTCTTTAAGGAAGCAATTGAAGGATGAGAGATGTCTAAAAAGAAACAAGAGCCAGTAATATTCTCGCAGTACCAATGCAGAATGATGCTCTGGATGCACCAGAACCATGTGCCTTGGCGCGATATGGTAGGACAGTATGGGCTTAATAAGTTCCAAGTGCTGAGGTTCTTGAGGTTATTGAAAGAGGGTAAATTGCCACGTATGCGTAAGCGTGTGGCCTATAAAACTGAGGAGTAAATATGACTATCTGGCTGATTATTATGATTAAATGTGTTCAGATGCCGGCAGATAAACCGCCGTATCAAGTGTCGTGTTACACGACGACTGCCTCTAGGGGAGATTTCAAGACTAAGAAGAAATGTGAAGAGGGCATGAAAGAATTGCTCAAAGACGATGTTATTCCTCTGGATGCGAAGTGCGTATCTGCCAAGGTTTGGAGGGACAAATGAGAATCAATTGGTTAAACATGTTAGTATGGGTTTTCATACTATGTTTCTGCACTGCATTCTGGGCATTTGTACTTAGTTTAATTTTCTAATTTAGAGGGTTACATGGAAGAAGATAAAAAACCTGAGTTCTACGAGGGAGTAGAGGTAAAAAAATTCAAGGCTTTTGGTGAGCCTTTGACTATTAAAACCTGCAAGCAAGGCAGAAAAGTAAACCTAGAAATGCTTGTTAAGGGCGACAAGCTAAATAAGATCGGCAGGCATCACACTAAGGGCTTTGGTGAGGGAGTTCGTAAGAGGCATAGAGGTGAAGACCCAATGAAGCTTAGGCTCACGGCGTACAATATTATTAAGCACCCGAAAGCTAGCCCTAAACAGATTGAAGTCGCTAAGATTTTTCTGGAATTGTATGGGCACCACGATGCAGAGAATATCCGAGAAAATATTGAAAAGTTAAGAGAAGCGAGAAAACTAGCTAAGTATTTTGATATGTGTAGCTTATTGACAGCTATTGCTAAAACACTGGGGAAGTATAAATGAGCGACGAGTCAATATTGTCTCAACAACTAACAGGAAGACAACTTCGTGGGCGCAGTGCCACTTATGTGGTGTTAGATGAAGCGGCTAATCCTGCCATAAATCTGGAAGCTGGGGCATTGAATCTTAGAGATCATCAGAGAGATGCCATGGACTATATAAACGAAAGCCCTGTCAGAAGATTCTGGGCTATTCCTAATGATGACGACCGACCATGGCAAGTCGAGTACCTAGGTGAGATTCAGCCTAGGGAATTAAAACCAAAAAAGAAAAAACGAGTGGTCAATGACCCGAATATTAACCAAGGAGATACTATGAGCGATCAAGCTGCAGAGGCAAGCCCGTTTGACAGCGTGCCATTTGCACCGAATGAAGTGTTAACTGCGCCACCAACATTGCAGGAATTAACCTTAACTCTGGGGGATTTCAAAGACCCCGCCAGACACGTGATTCTACTTAACGATCTAATGGAGAAAAGATTCATCTCTCCAAAGGCCAAGGAAAATGACAATAGTTTCCTGACCGAACAAACCCAGTGCCTTGAAGTCATTCTTCAACTGGCAGGTGATGTTGAGCACTCTGATTCAATTATGTTGCACCAATTCATTCAACCAATTTCTAGGTCTAATACCAGAAGACTCGTATCTACAACTGCTGCCATGAACATTGTCTTCCATAATCACAAAGTGGAGATTGAAAAAGCCAAGATTGAAGCAGAAAGATTAGAGCGACTTAAGAATTTCGATAAGGTGCTGAAGGAAAAAATGATGGTGGTTCCCGCTTCACTTCCTAAGATTGCTAAGTCTTCCGCACTTATGCGTCAACTCGACAACTATCAGGTAAACCTTGAGAACAACACGTACCAGATTGAGGATTTAAACGCTCAAATTTTTAGTCTAAGAACCGAGAACACTGGTTATATTAAACAAATTCGAGAGATTAGGGCTTACCTCAAAAATATACATGGGGGCGCTGAAGACCTAGATGAGTTAAGCGAGTTCCTTGCCTTTACTCAACGAGCGGACGGTGTGAAGTTTCCATTCAAATTTATCGGGATCATTCCTCAAAGAAACAATAGCGAGAAAATCAGATTCCTATTCTCAAAAGATGATTTTACTCTGCGCGACAAGGACACTGAGATTGATTGGCTAATTCCTAAACTGAACGTCATTATTGATCTAACCAAGAGCTACGATACAGGGCTTTGGAGCTATGGGATAATGGCACCGACCTCTTATGTTCTTGGCAATAACTTAGGCGTTATTTTCCCATACAACAGCAGTGATGACTCCAGAAATGGTAACTCTATTATCCACCCGCACATTAAAGAGGAAGGGCATATCTGCCTAGGTAACGCCGCCGAAATGCTTCAAGGTATGGCGACGGATATTAGTAAGATTGAGGACTCATTGCTCGTTATCAATACACTGATGAACAACTACAATCCATCATCTCCGTACCAAGGTATCGTTAACTACTACCAGTATTCTGCGAAGTATCTAAGAAACATTGCGTTGAATAATCGAATGGGGCAGGACTCTTTCACTAAGAACCTATCGAATAAAGTTTTCAAGGGAGAGATCACTTTCAAGGAATTATTCGCCGAGTTTTGCGATAAGAATATGCAGATTGTGCGCCATAGATTAATGACTATGCATCTAGCTAACGGTTACACTCTTGAAAATTGGGGAGATGCTGGATGGACTATTGATACTTTCAAAAGTTTATTAGACTCAACATCAGAAAGTTACTCTTGGAGTACTTCACTTAAACAGTACCGACCATTCAGTAACTCAGACGATCAGTATAATTTCATTAATAACTCTAAGTACTTCATGAATCCAAGGAAATATGGGTATCATTTCGGCAATTTCTACGAGTTGTATTATATTAACTCTAGATCTCCAGAAGCTAACTACTATGTGCAGAATGATATCATCGAGGCGCTTGAGATATATAACGAGATTGTTAAGGCTGATATTCTTAAAGTCGTCGAAATTAAAATCAAGAACCTAGAGAATTGTTTTACTAATAACTACGATGTTCCTTTCAGCACTAACCTAGATTTAGGTTCGATGAGCTTTAAGAAATGGTTCACAGAAATAAGGAAAAAATAATGGAAGCTAAAAAACTACAAGAGACAAGTTTATATTCACGTTTTCACGATGTTATTAACAGCAAGCACACTGACCAGAGAGTCGTGATCTTTGGGTGTGGAAGCATTGGGTCATACACTGCACTGGCGTTATTCAAGATGGGCTTCAGGAATCTGACGTTTATTGATTACGATATTGTCGAGGCAGAGAACATTGGAACTCAGTTATTTTACGAGAGTGACATTGGTGAGTTCAAGCACCACGCACTGCCCGAGAACCTAGAGCTAATGTCGAATGAATCACAGCTTGGCTTTATTAGCATGGAACACAAGTTCGAGTACGACATGGCAAAAGATTTCATGGCGCTCAACGAGATATGCCAAGGTGCAATTATCGTTTGTGCAATTGACAGCATGAAGGCCAGAGAATGGCTGTTCAAACTGGCACCGAGCATGGGTGCGCTTCGATTCATTGATGGGCGCATGGCGATAGAGTTCCTCGATGTTTACTCGGTGAATCCTAATGTTCCAGAAAGCGCTGAAAAGTACAGGAAAACATTGTTCTCGGACGATGATGCAGTCCCTATGCCGTGTACCAATAAGTCAATCGGTTATACTGCCATGATTTCTGGCGGTGTAATTGGCAAGATGGTCAAGGACGTGGTGACAGGCAAGGCAGAGAATTACCAGAACTTTAAATTCGATATCAACCTTTTAGGTGGGGAGTGTATGTAATGGCTTCAGGACAAGTACAATTAAAAATCAGAATCATGCGTCAAGCATACACAAAACTATTCTACTTCGTTGATAAGTGCGACGTAGAGATCGGCTTCATGGGCAAGGTAGTGTTTAACCCTGCCAAGATGAGCTATGATATTCTCTCGGTTCACGTGCCAGAGCAAGAAGTCACAGGTTCTACGACTGACCTCGATGCGCAAGCCGTGGCCAAACTAGACTGCGATACTATTGGTGAGAAGGGGCACCTTAACGCTTGGCTACACAGCCACGTTAACATGGGTGTGTTTTGGTCCGGCACCGATAAGGATACGATCAAAGAGATCGGGGAGCAGGGGCTTTGCGTGGCAGTAGTTGTCAACAAGAAGCGTGAAATCCGTGGTGCTATTTACTGGAAGGGTAACTCAGAGAAGCAAGATGATTTCTTCCCATGCTTTCCAGTCGAGGGCTTTGTTGATGAGGTTCCGGTCGAAGTTGTTGACGTTGTTAACGATATGCAGGAATGGAACAAAGAACTTGAAGCCAAGGTTAAGAAGAAAGTTTACGAGTCTAACTACCCTCACGGCAGATATAATAATCAGACGGGAAAATGGGAGTACAACTATACGGGAAAGCACAATCCTTCCACTACGACGGCTACGGTGATTGGCGGTGGGGGGACGACTATTAACAACGTGGCGTACTATCTTGACCAGATTGAGACATTCAAAGAGCAACTTCAAAAGACTTGCACTGTTGGTTCCAACGGTCAGTTAATCCTGACACACAAGCAGAAGAAACGCCTCGACTATCTGACCGGCAGGTTACTAATGGCAGAACAGAAGGAACGTGAGCAAGAGGGCAAAAGAGCGGTCGAGAAACAATTGGCCCTTGTTAAGCCAAGCGAAGAACCGGCCAAATTCTCTGGCACAATGGACGGCGATCAGCTATACACTGATGAGCAACTCTTCGAGCTAAGCTTCACTGACCTTAAGGCAGAGCTTGACCACTTAGTTAAGACACACATGATCTCACCCGGTGAGGCGGAAGATGTTGTGGTGCAGTGGAGAACTTGCCTTCCTAGATTAGAAGCCAAGAAGAAAGCAGACGGTACTAACTTTAATCCAGATGGGGGATGCTAATGGCACACAAGAAATGGGTAATTGCAATTACAAATGAAGAGATAATGCCCGGCCAAGTTATATACTTTGCGCCGGCAAGAGAGGATGGGGGAGTGAAAGCTCTCCTCCACATGACAGAGGCAATGAAGTTCTACTCAGAGAGTCAAGCCAATGCCTTCATCAAAAGACACTTAACACTAACCAAGGGCGCAGAGGCTAAGGCTGTGCTCTATGTTAGAGGAGGGAACGGCGATGTTTTGTTGGAAGAAAGGTAGGCAAGGCAACTATTCAGTGCTAACTTTATTCTCTATCTGGTTCTTTGATTTCCATATCATCAAGATTCCAGATGGCGTTGACGTACCATGGCACACGGACTCGGTTGCAGGCAAGCGCCACTTCAGAATTAACTTTCATATCAATGAGAACCAACGCATCCGGTACATGGGCGAGAATCTTAAGAGCTATTTATCTGGCAGAATAGTTTACTTTCGCCCCGACTTAAGACTGCATATGGTCAAGAAACATGGTGGCTATAACAGCAATAAGAGACCGACTATCATACTCTCATTCGGATGGGTAAGGAGCATAGCGTGATAAGAAAATAATTTTTCAGATTGAAAAAAATTAGACTGTCCATTAAGCTAAGAGTTCACACAACAGGGAAAGCACATTGGAAGCCAATAAGATTCAGCTTATCAAGTATCGGGAAGGTCTTGATAGGAAGACAAGTAAACCTTATATTTATCACGAACTTATACCTCATATTGAGATTAGTTCTATTGAATCTTTGTTCAAGAATCTGGACAAGATCATCGACGCTATTCCAGTAGAGGACAGATGGAACGTGCATTACACTACGGCCAACTGTTTAGCGCCGGAGTTGATCGGTACGCGATGGAAAAACCTGAGGCAGTTCAGCTATCAAGAGATGATACCCATCGACCTCGATGGCATAGACCTCGCCAAGGCTGAGGAATACATTAAGCTCACCCTCGATTTTCTCAAGGTCGATTATAACAAGACCGGCATTTTCAATTCGGGGCACGGCTTGCATTTTGTTATTCTCCTCGACTCGCCTATCGAAAGTGTAAAGGATTTAGAATTTCTTCAGCCTTATTATACAGAACTTTGCGTCCAACTTGGAGCATTATTTTTCAAGAACGGATTAAAAGGTGAGGCTGACCCGATCAGATTGTGTGAAGCGGCAACGCTCAGGCTTCCAAAAACATGGAATAGAAAACAGAATAAGCCAGAAGTTTTATCTTCTGTGATTCAAGGGACAGTGGAAAGACAACCGTTCTACCTTGACAGGCTAGTTACTCCGCCTACTCCTCAGGAGAAGCTAGCTATGGCAGGGTATAACGTGGACTCTGCCGCTGTCCTTTCTGGATGCGAGTTCCTTAAGCACTGCTATGCGAATCAGGAAACATTGAGCGAACCTGAATGGTACGCGATGCTCGGCACAATGGCTTTCATTCCTGACATTGGCAGGGAGTTATGTCACACGTATAGCGAGAAGCATCCGACATATTCCCGTGACGTTACCGATCAGAAAATCGACCAAGCTATTGGCTTCGGTAGGCCACGCCTATGCTCTGGAATCAATGAGGTATTCACAGGGTGCGTCAACTGTAAGCACTTTCTCAAGTGCAAAACTCCACTTCAAATTAAAAGCGAAGAATTTATCGCTACCGAAAAGACCGGATTCCATGAGGTAATCTTTGATGCCAATGGCAATCCATCTAAATTCATTCCATCATACTCGGACTTAGTGAAATACTTTGCCCGATCTCATCAGTACTGCGTCGACAAGAAAACTAAAATCGTTTACATATTCAACGGAAAACATTGGGAAGAAAGAACCGAGCTTGAGCTTGACGCATTTGCTACGTCCAACTTCCAGCCAGTGGCAAACAATACCAAACGCTCCGAGTTCCGCGGGCTACTATACTCTACCAATGTAGTGGATGATGATTTCTTTCACGGTAAAACCGACGGGTTTATCAACTTCAATAACGGTATCCTACACATAGCATCAAGAACCTTGACTCCTCACTCGGCAGAGAAAGGCTTTAAGTACGTGCTCCCTTATGACTACAATCCACAGGCCAAGTGCCCTACGTTTGATAAGTTCATGAACGACATCACGCTAAACGATGTCGATTTACAAAAGATCATTCTCGAATTTATGGCTTACGCAATCTCTGGCTTTGACCCGCACTGGGGTCAGAAAGCTTTAATCATGGTAGGGATTGGTTCCAATGGTAAGTCAACTTTAATCCAAGCAATGCAGGATTTAGTGGGGCCTCAATCATATACCACCGTCTCGCTGTCACACATGGCCAACGAGAACATGAGGGAAACGCTAGTCAATAAGCTCTTTAATATCTCAGAAGAAGAAAAGTACGACGCACTCAGAGACTCCAGTGAGTTTAAAAACCTAGTCACTGGAGGTAACACGATGGTAAAGAGAATGTATCATCAGCCCTACACCACCAAGATCATGGCAAAGTTAATCATCGGGTGTAACGAAGTACCACCTACTAATGACCATACACAGGGTACATATCGAAGACTATTAATCGTTCCACTAAGGGCAGTGTTCAATAAAGAGAATGGCAACCTTGATCTTGATATGAAATCAAAACTCAGAAGCGAGATGAGCGGTATCTATAATAGAATCCTAGAGGGATACGAGCGCCTTGTTACCAATAAGAAGTTCAGTGAATCCACGATTGTTAACGAGGAGCTTGATAAATATAAGCAAGACAATGACTTCGTTGCTCAGTTCTTCTCAGAGGTTATCGAGAATACCTTAAACGATATGGACTTCCTATCTAGTGAGGAGATTCTGGCAGAGTATAACGAGTGGCGCAGAGTCAATGGCGTTAAGCTAGAGTACACCTCGGTCACATTAATCAAGAGAATTAAATTGATTTTGAATAATAGGGAACCAACACAAAGAAGAGTTAAGACAGGAATGGTTAAGAGAGGAATGGCAGGCATCAGGTTTAAATATAGAATGGCCGTTACAATGTAGGAGGAATATGAAATATGACGGATTACTCAGAGGTCTTGCGGTTGAGCCTTATAAACATCAGCGAGAGGCATTGGTTTTTGCTCAAGATAAACCGCACGTGGCGCTGTTGTGGGAAATGGGAACAGGAAAAACCGGGGGAGCGATACTTCTTGCGAGGTCTAGATACTTCGACGCAGGACGTATACTACGTACACTTATTGTTACCCCACCCGTCACAATTACTAACTGGAAGGACGAGTTTAAAAGATGGAGTCACATTCCAGAGAACCTCGTACACGCCCTTCTCCAACCGAGTGGAAAAAAGAAGGCAGAGTATCTGCACAATAGAGTCATTCCAAGCTTTGATGGAGGAGTTGTCATCACCAACTATGAGGCACTGCTTACAGAATGTCTTTTCGATGCCATTGAGAAATGGAAACCTGAGCTTATCATCTTCGATGAGGTACATTACGTTAAGAGTGCCAAGAGAAAGCGATCTAAACTTTCGCAACGACTGGCAACAGCGGCAAACTTTATTATCTCTCTTACTGGAACCCCGATTCTTAAGGACGTACGTGACGTATACGGCATATTTAGGACGGCAGATGTGGGACTTCTCTTTGGCAGAAACGAACAGCTATTTGCATTTAGATACCTTATTGATGAGAACGCAGGCTGGGCTGGAAAAGCATCTTACTTCCCTAAATGGAAGAATAATCCGGCAACCTTCCCCGAGCTTAACGAAAAGATTTATTCTAAGTCTCTTCGGAAATTAAAGAGCGAGTGCCTAGACTTACCGCCACTTGTCAAGATAAAGCGCAGTGTTCCAATGTCACCCGATCAAGCTAAGGCGTATAAGGAAGTCGAGAAAGATTTCTACTCGTCACTTAACTCGGACGGTGCCACGGTCTCAGCTAACCTTGCCATTGTTAAAGCGCTCCGCCTATTGCAGATATGCACTGGATTTGTAGGGACTGATGAAGGTGATGAGCACGTCTTTGAAACTAATCCAAGGCTTGAGCTTTGCGAGGAATATCTAGCGGAACTCACGCCTAATCACAAGGTCATTGTGTGGTGTAGCTTCAGGCAGAACTATAAAATGTTAGAGGGCTTATGTAAAAAATTGGGGGTTAAATATGTCATGCTCACAGGAGATACCAAAGATAAAGGAGGTGCCGTTGACACGTTCCAGAATGATCCTGAATGTCGCGTCATTATTGCTAACCGTGGCGCTGGTGGGGTCGGCGTTAATCTTACAGCCGCTAGTTACTCCATTGTTTATAGCCGAAACTTCTCACTTGCAGAGGAGCTTCAGTCTGAAGCAAGAAACCACAGAGGCGGTAGCCAGATACATGACCAGATTGTAAAGATAGATTTGTTCGCGACCGATACCATAGAGGAAACGGTTCTCGAATCACTGACCAATAAACAAGAGGGGGCCACGGCGGTTCTCGATAAAATAAGAGGTGGCAATGGAATTAGAAGTTAACCAAACATTTACTGGAATCAAGGGCGAGGCAATGCGTGTCGTTGACATTAAAGACGGAGTCGTATTGTTCGGTCTATTTGAGAGCGAGTTCGCGGGCAAAGGGCCTGTGGAAAATTTCTCGAAGCTGGCGATTAATAAGATAGATATGCTTGATTACAAGAAGAGATGCGTTGCCATGAAAATTTTCCAGAGTGAGAAGAAGCATGGGTCAGCATACGAAGATCACTTAATGTTCTATGAACAGATTAAAGATAAACCGGACAGCCTCATCGAGGATATGTTCATTAACTATGGGGGATTCCATGACTACAGAAAACTTGATTAACGATCACGCAGACTTTGACATGACACCTACTGTCGAAGTAACTACTGCCGAACTGGATGCTAAGGTGCAGGCGTATCAGGAAGCCAGAGAGGAAGCGGATAAGAAGAAAGCGGTGTACTCGGAAGCTAATAAGCAAGCCGATGCACTTGAGGCAGAGCTAATTCTAATGATGCAAGCCTGTAAAAAAAGTTCATACAAAGTTGATGGCGTTGGAACCATTTCTGTGTATGATAAATTTTCCGTTAAGGTTCCTTCAGATGGCGAATCCAAAGATCAGTTCTTTGCTTTCATCGAAGAGAAGTATGGGAAGGAAGGCTTGGATAAGTACAGGTCAGTAAGTTCAGCGGCACTCAACTCTCTTTACAATCAGCTAGTTGAGGACGAGGGCATCTTAGAAATTCCGGGAGTGGGTATGCCTACTGCCAGAACACAGTTAAGTTTAACACGTGCCAAAGGCAAGAGAACAGGGAGCAAATAATGGAGACAAGAACTATGAAGAAAGAGAAACTGGATGAGCGTTACGCAATGAAAAGAATCGTCGAGATCGTTGGAGATTTAAGACCTTTGTTAGATGATCGCATGAGAGCAATTACTCCAAGCGGTTTTGTTTTATCAGAGTGCTTAAAAGAAATCGAAGATATCGCTAAAGCTTATGGAGGAATCATTGAACCTAAAGGAGAGGAAGACAATGGAGCAAGCACCGAACTTAGTACCCCAACTGGAATTACTGAACGACCGCATACGGACACTGGAACTCCAGCTTTACAAACAGCAGACGGAGTATCAGCAAGTAGAAAGTCAAACGCCAGAGAACGCCATGCGCAAGCAATTGCTACTGGCGAGCTTAAAGTCTAAACTAGAATTTACACAGAATACACTGGCATCGAACTACTCGGTGCTACAACTTCTAACAGGAAAAAGAAAATGAAAAAAGAAACAGCAAATGAAACGGCCCTTACCACAACAACAGAAGCACAGGCACCAGCTACCATTCTTAATACCGACTTTACCGGTGTCGAGATGGACGCAAACGATTTCCTTCCCACTAAGATTCTATTGATGCAGGGTATCTCACAGCAGGTTGCAGATAGAAAGGCTAACATCGGGGACTTCGTAAACAACATGACCGGAGAGATCGTAGGTACTGCTGGCACAAAGCCGGTAAAACTACTGCCATTCGCGGTTAAGAAGTACTACGCGGTTGAGAAATACAACGGCAGTAAGTTCGTTTACAGTCACACTGAAGAAGACAAAGGGATTAAACTTCCTAATGACTTCGAGCTTAACGGTGTGAAGTATAGAAACATGCACACCTACGTATTCTTCTGCATGACTGAGGCGATGGACATTCCAGTAACGGTAAGCTTTAGATCGACTTCCCACAAGGAAGGACAGAAGCTTCTGAACTATATGTCTAATCAGGCCAGAAAGAAACCTACTCCTCAACCACCATTCGCAAACTGGATTAAGCTAGACGCTATGCCAAAGAAGAATGACCTTGGTAACTTCATGGTTCTAGTCGTGAACCCTGATAGTGAGTCAACGGAAGAGGAAAGAAACGAGTGTCGCACTTGGATTCCAGTAGTGCGTGAGATCAAGAACCTTGGTGAAGAAGCTGCTGATGATATCGGCACATCAGCACCGGCTCAACCTGCACCGAATGTAAGGTTCTAATGCTCGTCAATAGTGTCCAGCAAGTTATAGAAATGTTCAGGGCGAGTTTAATCCTCGCCCTTGATACAGAAGCCATGGGTCTTGACTGGAATGACCGAATGTTTTCTATCCAAATAACAGATAGAATCAAGACAGCTTATCTAAATTTTCACGATAAGTATAACGCACCTTATGCTTATCCAGTGCTACCTAGGAGCGACCTAAAGCTTCTGCAACAGGAACTCTTGTCTGACCCGAAGAGGTATTGGTTTATTCACAATGCCAAGTACGACATGAGAAGACTGGAGATGGAAGGGCTGGAGATCATGGGCGACATACACGACACGATGTTAATGGAGCGATATGTTAGAAACAATTACCTTAAGTATTCTTTGGATGCGTGTTTACAAAGACGTGGGAAAAGTAAAAATGACACAGTTGAAAAGTGGATTGAAAAGAATAAAGCTTTCACATTGGTTCCAGTTGTTGGCAGAAAGAAGCCTGATAAGCGTAAGCATTATGATCGTGTCCCGCTTGATATTATTGTTCCTTATGGGTGTGACGACGTTGTTGATTGTTTCGATATTGGGATGGATCAGTTGGAACACTTTAGGAAAAACCCTGATCTATCTGGAATTGTGGCTAACGAACTTAGACTCGTCAAAACAGTTTACCGTATGGAATCCAGAGGAATCAGAGTCAACAAAGACTACTGTGCCAGAATGTTCGATCGCGAGATGATGCTGGTTAAGGAATGTGAAGAACGCATCAACGAATTAACAGGGAAGAAATTTAAAACAGGGCCGAACTTTTTAGAGGAGGTATTGCGTGAGCAAGGAGTCGAGCTACAGTACAACGAAGAAACGGGGAATCCTATTCTCAATAAAAACACCCTACCTAATATGGATAATGCAGTTGCCTCTACAATTCTGGAACTTCGAGAGCATGAGAAAAGGGCAGTCGCGTCCTACGCATCCTACTCACGGTACACAGGTGACGATGGGATTCTACACCCAAACTTTAACATCGGAGGAACTAATACAGGACGTTTTTCCGGCAGTAACCCTAACCTTCAACAGGTTCCAAAGGAAGAAGAGCTTGAAAGTATGGAAGAAAACCCAGTACGAGGGGCGTTCATACCGCGAGATGGATACATATTAGTATCAATCGACTACGACCAGATGGAGTACCGTCTCATGGCAGACTACGCTGGAGAGTTAGAGATGATCGCGGCGATCAACGGTGGCGAAGACCCGCACACATACGTTGCCAAGCTTCTCGATATCGCCAGAAAGAAAGCGAAGACTGTAAACTTCGGGCTACTCTACGGCATGGGATTAAACTCTCTGGCCGGAGCGCTTAAGGTTGGGGTCAACGAAGCCAGAAATTTGAAGTACTCATACTTCAGAAGACTGCCTAGAGTTGAGAATCTTTTCGGGGCAAGCAAGACAATAGCCCTGAGCCGAGGTTATATCTACAACAAGTATGGCAGAAGAATCTTTCTTGACGACCCTAAGTTCGCGTACAAGCTGGTCAATTATTTGATTCAAGGTACGGGGGCTGACGTAGTCAGGCACGCGATGCCCAAGATAGATGCAATGTTCCAAGAGAACAAAGCTTTATCCGGTATGCTTGCACAGATTCACGATGAACTTCTATTCGAGATTCATGAATCAGAGCTTCACTTAATCGCTAAGTGCAGAGAGATTATGGAGAACGAGTACGAACCATTCAACGGAATGAGGCTTACGGCAGGAGTTTCTTGGAGTAAAAAATCGTGGGCAGTTAGAGATCAGATAGACGGAATACCAACACTAGAAGAAATAAGGAGATCGGCATGACACAAGGTATCGAGATTAACGGACAGACGCACGTGGCGAAACAGTATCAAATTCCATACGATGCATTTGAAAAGTACATCAATGGTCTTGACCCAAAGAAAATGAAGATGATGTCAGCACTAGACTTAATGCGCAAGTCGTTTGAGTTTGGATACATTTACGTGGCACTGGATAAAGAAGACATGAACTCTCGTATTGCCAACCTGACCGAACAAAACCTAAAATGGTTTAAGAAGGCAGATGCATTGGAGGCAGAGTGTATAGCGCTAAGAAAACAACTTCAAGAACTAAAGACTTCAGGAGCAACGGAAGAGGAGTTAAAGAAGCCACTTTCCAACGGAAATTTATCGCCCGTCTTAGAACAGAGTTCGATGGAATCCGAGTCATTGTCAAAGAGGCAGGAAGTATTAGAGGACTCGCAGACCTCTACGGATGCTACTGCGGTGCCCACTTTGAGCTAGAAGTTAAGAAGAACGAACAAGAATCTAAAGGTAACACTGGAAGAGTTGTGCTCCAAAGGCGAGAGCTTCAAAGGTGCAGGGCTTCCGGTGGCTTTGGTGAGTTTGTTTACCCAGAAAATGCTGATGAAATAATTCAAAAACTTAGGGAGTATTTTAATGACAAGAAGAGATGTATCAGAGAAAGCGATCAAGTTACTATGCCACTTTGAGGGTGAGAGAAATCCAAAGTGTGGATGGGATGCCAAGAGAAATGTTTACTTTCCGTATGTAGACCCAGTCGGGATTCCTACTATTGGTATCGGTACTATTATGTATCCGAACGGCAAGAGGGTCACAATGAAAGATGGGCCTATAAGCGAGAAGCAGGCGTATGAGTACATGAACTACGAACTCAACGAGAAAGAGGATGCTGTTGCCAGAATGGAGCAGAGAGCCGGTCTTTTCTTTAACCAAGACCAATTTGACGCTCTTGTTTCTATGGCATACAATTGTGGTATCGGTATCCTAGAAGTAGGAACATCATTGAGGACAGCATTAATGTCAAGAGACCTAAAGAAAATTGAATCTGCCATGAATCTTTATGTTAAAGGTACGGTAGGTAAAGGAATCTTTAGAAGAAAAATCACACTTGCTGGTCTAGTCAGAAGAAGAAAATCAGAGTTTACACTATATTCAACTGGTCAACTAAAATTTTATTAGGAAACTTTTTGAGATGGTGTGTTGTCGGGGCGCATGATGCGCCCTTATTTATCTGCCACAAGAACTTAATTGGCCCTTTAGAATGTTAATCTCTTTCTGTTTGTCGATACCCCATGAAAGAAGTCTTCCAAAATATTCTGGATCAACAAAGATATCTCCAGCCTTTATTTCACATGGAGCACCGTTAGCCATTGTAGGAACTTGCTGATTAGCGCATGATCCTTTGCCGGGTTCTGATAATGCAATGCCTAGAGTTCCCTGAGGAATATCATTCTTCTTGCAACTACTTGCCAGCAATACGCTTACTAAGAGCAACGATACCATTCTTACGTTCAGTGTCGTTTTTAGCGAGGATAATTTTGTCCAGTTCTGCATAGATTTCTCCCTTGAATTCATCGAGACCATCGTTCTTTCTGTCCACGTTCATTTGAATCAGCGTATCTTTCAGTTCTCTGACTGCCGACACCAGTTCAGGAAAGGCCTTTATGAAAGCTACAATTTCTGCCACGCCCATAAAGGCCTCCTTTTAATTAAGCTTTTTCTACTTCTTCGATTGACTCTACCACTTTCATAATAAGAGCAACAATCTCTGACTTATCAAGGTCTTGAAGCTCAGCCTTGATTAAGTTAGCATCCTTTGCTCCGGCAGTGTAAACTGGCACGTTCTGGATTTCAGAAGTAATTAGTTCAATTGCCTTTGGAAAATCTGAAGCATCTACTCCATCCTTTACAATGTCGCGAACTTTTTTACCTGCTTTGATCGCAAGAACTACAGCATCTAATGCTTCGTTAGTTTCTTTTGTTCCTAATTTTTGTTCAGTCATAATGTCTCCCTACTTAGAGTGGCGTAATTGCCTCTCCTCATTTCTTTGTGCAAATTGTAGCAGAGTATCCAACTTCCCGTCCATAGTCGCTTGTCTATTTTCTAGATCAGCTTGCCTAGTTTCCAGTGCTGTTATTCTGACACCGTGCGCTTGAACTGTGGCCTGCGTTGACTCAGTTCTAACTGCAAACCAGAAGATTGCAACAACGACTGATGTCAATGACCCCAATGCAAAAGCTTTGACGTGATTGAAAATAAACCCAAGAATACTCATTAGTATAATCCCTTGCAATCAAGATTTCCAAAAGAGTCAACATATCCTTCAGTGGTAGTTCTAACCGTACCAAAACTTAAAGTACTGCAATTAGAACAAGACAAACCAGAACTAGTGCTATAACCAACTGTTGCTTGTGAGGCACCAAACGACGATAGGGTACATTTTAATTTTATATACGTTTTTCCTGCGCTCAATGTGTATTGTCCAGTTGTCGCTGTTTTTGAGACAGAAGCTGAAGAACCTATATTATCGTTGTATGCGCAAACCGCACTAGGCGTGGAACATACAGTCGTAGCCGTAGCCCCGTAACTAACACTAAAAGTATCAATCCTTGCACCTGCATTTGGTACTGTTGGTACGTTTTCAAAACTCCCTACTATCGTAGAACCATTAGTCCAACCAACAATCGGAACATCAAACTTAAACATAATCGAATCACTGGAAGCAAAGGTAGTAGGATTTACATTATCTACTGCAGCTGATTGTCCAGAAGTACTTACAACAGGTCTATTGATCTGTACAGACGTACTTCCAATACCTCTTACTTGACCGTAATAGGTTGTTCCGGCTGATGAGTCAAAGATCCACGCAATACCAAACGTATTTCTTAAGTTTGCAGAGTTAGGAACTTTGTTAGTGTCAATTACATATCCTGTAGGTAATGTTAAAGTTAAATCTGCTGCTCCCGGAGTACCAGATAAAAGAACAATTCCTTCAAAGTAAGCCCTGTCTCCTCTTCTTGTAACCCATGCAGTAGTCGTACTGTTAGTAAAGTTACTTGTAATAGTTATTGGTGTAGCACCAAAGTCTGCACTGGCTTGTGAGTAAACCGAAGCCGACGATGCCTTGTAACTATTACCTGCTTTCTGGCAGATAATATTTATAGGCCTATTTGCCGCTGTACCAGAAGCATCCACCTGAACGATAATGTCAGTAGAGGTTACGTTTGTTCCAATGTTTATCCCATAAGAAGCTACGTCGCCATAAAATGCGCCGCAATTGGGAGTTGCACCCACAAACATTGAAGTGTTATACGGGCAGGTAAAAATAGAGTTGTTTGTTCCTGACAAAGCACAGTTACCTGTTAGCCATGCGGTATCATTTTCATCCGTCACTGTCCCGGCGGCAGAAACTTTTGCAGTAAAGGTGTGATCTAGTTGAAGATTCTGAAGACCCAATCCCTGCGCCACGATAGCCGAGTCGACAAAAATGTTCCCGGTACAAGTGCCGTTAGCAAATACTCTTACGCCCGCGCTTGTTGAACCAAAGACTAAAGGGACTTCAATCTCATGATAAGCGTTATCAAAGACAAGTTTAGAAGTCGGAACTTCAGTTTGGGTTGACCCATCGACCAATGTTCTGAGGACAAATGAGGTCGAACAAGTGGTTGGAACTTTGTACGCAATGCGCATAAACCCCTGCTTCTGGATTCCAGAAGTAGTTGTCACTGTTTGCGATACGTCGATCTGGTTAGATGCCGGAACAATTTTCATTGCCGATAGGCCAGAGGTGAACTCACCTGCCGTTGTAGTCCTAGTACAAGTACCAGTCGTACACGTCCATCCCGTAGGAGTGCCCGTTGCCGTGCCCTCAAACTCACCATTGACCAGCATATTTTTATTGCCGGTCTCGATAATCCCACCAATAGGAGTTTTGATCGCTTGATTGTATGGGACAACTAGCTTTGGAGAAGCAAACTTAGATGCCGAACTTTGCCCTTGAAGGGTAGTGATTGGCTCTGACTGTCCCCAAGCAGTAGTGACAATTAACGCGTAAATAAATCCTGATAAAATGTATCTCATAAAGGCTCCTTATTTAATTAACCATTGAATCGCGTATTTACAATCCCCATCAGCGCCCGCAAAGATTGATACGTTTGCCTTACATGGAACAAAAGCTGATCCCTGACCTGAACTCAAGTCATTAGATGATGAGTTCGCAGTACCGCCAATCTCCCAGTATAAAGTTCCAGCAGACTCTAAATGGTTTTTAATCATAAAACCTGTTGCACCTGTAGGAGCATTGATTGTAGCCGAAGTACTTGCGGTCTGAGTTCCTTTTGAAATCTGGCCCGTAGTATTAGACTCGTTTACGTTTAAGTTATCCGAATCAGCCGCTAGAACTACTGGAATAGACGTAGTCTTTAACCCTTGCCCGATAACCGGAATCCTGTTAAACAGAGTTGTCCAGTTCTGCATACCCCTTTTAATAAAAGAGATTACAGAAAAAGAACCTGTGTCTGTAGTTGCGGCCGAATCTGCCTGAGCACCCAAGTTTGTATTGGTTGTTCCAATTGCAGTAATAGTTGTGTCTTGCTTAGATTCAGTAGCTAAGAGATTCAGACGAGTAATCTGTGTGTCTTGCTTAGATTCAGTAGCTAAGAGATTCAGACGAGTAATCTGTGTGTCTTGCTTAGATTCAGTAGCTAAGAGATTCAGACGAGTAATCTGTGTGTCTTGCTTAGCTTCAGTAGATGCGCCAGTTGGAAGAACTGATTGACGCACATCAACTCGTCCATTTCCGGTATTGTCAACGTGCCACGCATGGGCTGTTACCCCTGTGTGTCCACCAATGGCTTGGAATTTTGTCGTTGGCGTACCGCCATCGTTAGTGATAGTGTCGTCCATTAATTCTACTGATGTCTTAATAGCATCAAGGGTTGCTTCAGTCGCTAAGTCAGTCGCATTTAATGTAACCAATTCTGCATAGACTTTAGAGTCATGCGTCTGCATATCTAAATCGGTAGTGATTGCCGCGTACTTTCCAGTGCCATCGCCAATTCTTGTTGAGTCAAAGTTGACCCCCTCGGCAGAGGTTTGGATATTGATATCGCCCGCATTGATGGTGATGTTTGTTCCATCTACTGCCTTAATAAGGACAGGGATAGCAACAACATCTAATGGGTTAGTAGAATCTTCTACAGTTTCAATCACTCCGTTTTTAATAATCTGTAATGGCGGCGATACTACTGTTGCCAAAGAAGACCCGTCTGGTGCAACTCTTTCAAACACAGGCTTATAAAGATCGTATGTATCCCCAGCCTCTAGTGTATTTGATAAGAACGCAGACAACTTAATTGTATCTGCATCAATGATTTCGTCGATAAGAATTTCTTCTTCAATGATTGGATTGGTTGAACTTGTGATTCTAATCAACCAGCCTTCCTTTGCTCCGTGTCCAGTTTTAACAAGAATGTTATCTGTTGAGTTTGCCTCTACAATTTGGCCAGTTGAAACCTCGGCAAACTTTCTGCCAATAGTATCAAGTGAAACACGACCGCTTCCAGTTTTTCCAAGTGTAGCAAAAATGTATTGATCTCTTAGGGTGGAGACGTTGTTTTCCATCTTCCCAGTAAACTGACGACCTTTGACAGACATAGATAACCTCCGCTCTTACGGCTTCTTCGCGCTATAATGTATAAGTTTAATGTTAGTTGTCTAACTTATCAAGCCATTTAATTAAATCTTTCTCCATTCTTTTCTTATCTTGAATAATAGGGGCAAGAAGTAATGTGCCGCGTAGAGGCAATACGTTCTTGGCAAGATCAGCAACTTCTTTTGCCGTAGCTTTATTGATTGGTTTTCCAGTCTTGGCCATAGATTCCATTGAAGCACGGGCAATATTGAATGGTGCAAAGTATGTTTGCATTGCAGGAGATGCCAGTAATGGCGATCTTGAATCTGGATCAGCAGACATAATGACATCGCCTAAAATACCAAGCCCATAACTTTCTGCCATAAGCTTCAGCATATTTTCTTCAGGCTTTCTTTCAAAGTCCCTTACGATTTCATCGTGGTTCTTTCCTTCGCTCAATTGACGAACGTACATAACCAAACCACCAGCCATCATTGCTGTAAGAATAGTTGCCGCATAGTGCTGGTAAGCTTTAGGGTCAGTTAATGCGGAGTTAATCCAATTTGCGCTGGCCTTATCTTTACCTGTGCGAAGTGAAATTAAGTTCTGCATATCCATGAATGTCTTTATCAATACTGTTTTGTACTGATGAGCCGCTGAAAAAATCCAGTAAGCTGGTGAGTTTGGATCAAGTGTTTTAACAGCAGACGCGTTAACAGCCTGAACCATTCTAACTTTCATATCTCTTGTAGGGATAGGAGAGAATTGTTTTACGTTCTCAATCACAAGATTGTTTAGTCTTTGTGAGATTAAACGCTGGTACTTTTCCCCTGAAATCTTTAATGGGTTATCATTAAAGTTCGCTTTGTCAGGAATAAAACCAAGCTGTGATGGAGATTTAATTCCATACTTCTGAATGATTGGCTGTAAAAACTTAAGATCATTGTGTGTTAGTGAATACTTTGCCAACCATCGCGTAGTCTCTGGCGTAGGATTTGCATCACCTAAGATTCTATTAACAGACTTGAATGCTGTGACGTATGAGATTCTGTTCATTACCTCTGCGCCTGAAAGTCTATACCCAACTCGCGCAACCTTTGAGGAAATGCCAGTTGAATCTTGCAGTAATTCAGCCAGTGTTTCTTCCTGCATAATTTCAGCAGTGTGGTACATATATCTCATTGATTCTGTTTTGAATGTGGCAGGAATTACCGCATCTGGAATAGAAGTAATGTAGTCATTCATTACGTTAAAGATTGCGACAGGGAAAGATTTACCTGACTTCGTATAATAGTGAAGACCAATTGATGCAGGGTCAAATAACTGCGATACGGCAGAGTAACCTAAATTTGCTAGGGCGTTGGCTGACATAACAAACTGACCAACCTTAGCAGTCTTGCTATCTGGAATAGGTAATCCTTCAGCGTTAATTCTGTATCTTTCTTCTAGCTTAATTCGATCTTCTTTCTTTAGACCATTAAATGTCTCTGCATAATCTAAAAGGTCTTGGAATCCTCTATTAGGGGAGCCTCCAAATTGCGAAATAAAAGCATTTTCTTTGGCTACGTTTTTAGCGTCGGCCATGAAAGCATCGTAAAGAGTAGGGTATCTACCAAACTCTCTATTGTAATTCATCCATGACTGTGCGTCTTTAAACACGTATGTTCTACCTCTTGTTCTGATCTCGGCAGTTGAGGCTTTTGGATTTTCATAGATCAACGGCGATCTGTACTCTTGAGTGACAGGGTCAAACATAGATTGAAAACGTGTATAGTCTTCAAATAATCTATCCACTACGTCGTTTGTGCCAATCATGGTTTCAAGATCAATACCTTGACTTAACGCGTTACTAATAGCTTGTTTATCGTTTACGGAGATATCTTTAAAGTATTCAGTCACCTTTGTATTGTTCAGAATATTAACTGCCCAGTCTTGAAACTTAGCTGAACCAATTTTTTCTGGATCGTGAAATGTTTTAGTTAGATATCCATCCCTATATGAAACAGGAATCCCTGACTGAACCTTTGCGTGATATAGTCTGTCTGTAAAATTCTTATATGTGTCACCGAGAAACCTTACGGTTGAATCAGCAGGCTCTACCTTGTCCATTAGGTACTTTGCTATTTCCAGATCGTAGTCGCCAGAGCGGAAATTGTTGAGCATATTTCTAGAACCAAGAACGTGAACAAAATTATCCATAAAACTAGAACGAGCGCCATTAATCTTTGACACAATATTCTGTCCCGAACCCGGTGCAATTGATGATGTTTCTCCAAGCATTGAATTGATTGCAGCATAAGCATTACCCTCAAATGCAGGCTGGTTTATGTAAGCTTCGTTCGCCATAAATTTGGTGACACGATCCCACTCAATAAACATACCCGTCATGTGCTTAGTTTTGAACTCGTTAATAAAATCTTTCAATAAAATGGTCTGAACTTCACGGTCAGGATTTTCTGCTTTAATGATTTCCCATCGGTCAATCATTTGGTCAACCAATTCTTTCTTGGTCTGATTATCGCCATCTTCACCTGCAATCATTTTGTAGATAGCAGTACGACAATAAGATTTACCTTTAGAAAACTCAACCATTGTTAGTTCCTTGATGTGCAGACTTTGGTGGCCTTAGCCGCTTGTTCGATGTCTTCCATCGTAACATTTAAGTATTCCTTTTCAAAGTCGTTCAGCATTATTTCTAGTGCCTGAGCTTGCTTTGACTTAGGAGCAAATTTTTGCATCGCCTTCTCAATCTGGGCACGCTTTTGATCTAACACTTCAAGTCGTTTTTCTCTGACAGCTTCCAGAGTTAGCTCATCAACAGACTTTGGCGTGACTGCCATATCTGCGTTTGCCTTCTCATTAAACATCTGTGTGAACATGGCAGTAGATTCAGCCTCTAAACTTTCTAGTTTTTCTAGTTGTTTAGATAGCTCAATGTACTCAAGGAAAGAGTCTGGAGCAAGACCCGCAGCCTTCAGAATTTTAAACTGTTCCTTTTCCTCTAAGCGGTTAAATGTAATGATGTCATTAGCCTGTGCCATCGCTTGTCTTTCAGCGTCCATGGTCGCATCAAAGTCTTGGCGCAGTTTAATTTCCATTAATTGCTCCTTAACCTTTTCAGGAATAAGGCCGTATTTTTTTACAGTATTCGTAATATCTCTTGAGCTACCTTCCTCAACCACACGGTTAATGTCGTCAATCATTTCCTTAGAAAGAGTATGGACATAGTCCATCGTGATTGACTGAGCATTTTCTGGAGATTCATACAGAAGCTCTGTGTCAAAATAACCGTTAGGATCTAACTTGATTTTCTTTCCATTAGAAAGATAACCGTCAGCCTGCAGATTATAAGATTTAGTCGTCGTGTCAATTGGTCCCATGCCTATTCTTGGTTGAGTCATTGCCCCATAGAAAGGATCAAAGCCAATCTTTGTTGACTTAAGAGATTCCATTCTGCTGACTTCATCCATGAATGGATTGTGTTCAATCTTTTTTGTACGAGAGGCAGTCATGTCTGGCAAGGCTATAGAGTTATTTAAAGCCTCAAGGTCTTGAGCGGTCTTGATTGTATGGTCAAAAAGATATTGCACCTCGACCCCAGTTGAAGTCATGTAGCTAATACCTCCGTAACCTTTGCCAGTAAGATCATTCTGAAGAATAATCTCTGCGGCTCTAAAGTCGTCGCCAACTTTTTCTATTGAATACTTAATAAGGTCATTTAAATTTTTAACTTCTTTAGGTACAGTGATTCCTTGCTCTGCGTATATTTCAACAGCAGTCTTGAAAATTTTACCTTGCTCTTTTGATAGCCTAGTCATTTCTGATTTAAAAAATGCTGGCGCATCTGCCGGAGCAGTCATAGGTGAAGCTGAAAGAATGTTAGCATCAGCAAGTGATACTCGGTACATCATTCCTATTTCTTTTGAATCTAGTGCCGACGCTCTGATTAATGTCTCAGGGCCAGTAAATAGGGCTGAACCAAACCTCGGCTCTGTTCCTCTGAATCCTTTCGGATCACTGGAAGACCTAAAGCCAAAGACAAATTCTCCGTTCATGTCTGAGTATCTAGCCTCAGTAAACTGTGCGTTTTGATAAACCCTAGCTGAATCCTCAGTAAAAGTGGTTGTTCTTTGCCCGGCCAACTCTTCGTCAAAAGCTGAAGCGGCTCTATTATAAGCGTCGCCCATACTTTCTGCCATTCGCGCATCTGCTTCTGAGAGAATTTTTCTCTTCATTACAGCATCTAATCCCCATAGTCCAACTTTCTTTAAGCCAGATGAACCCATGTGAACCGTAAATGCACCCGCAATATTCCCTGCCATTTCTTCAGCGAATTCTGCGGCACCGTATTTATCATTGAAATAATCTTTAGCTACGATTTTTGTAGGCGCATTAAACAAGGCTGTCGCAACCGTACCGTCTAGGATATCTTTCCCGATCTGGTACTTAAGTCCACCCTTTGCCACGGCTTGGGCTACATTTGGCGCAAATCTTCCCAATGCTAATGACGAAGCTCCTGCTGTCATTGCCCCTGTTGCCAGAGATTGAGGGTCTAAAATTGCACTAGCAATCCCATACCCAAATTGAGAAACACTTCCTGCCTCTCTAATCTTTAACGCCTGCTGGAATCTAAAATCTGCCGTAGCCTGATCGTAAAGAGTCGATGCTCTTAACAATGTCATGCTTTGACCTTCAGGAAAAATCCCATCTGGCGCATCAGGATACATTGCTTTTAGTTTTTCAGAGTCATAAAGATTTCTGTCGCGTTTTGCTCCGCCAGTTAGGAAGTTGTCTACGCTCGGAAACTTATCCGCCACATAGTTTAACCCCCCCAGCATCCATCCTTTGTTTCCTGCTGAGTCAATACCGGCATCAATAGTATCTAAAATACCAACGTCTGGAACAGATTGAAGGCTGTCAAGCTGATCTTCAAAAGTCCGTCTTTGAGTAGATGGTGGAGAATATAGATCGTAAATAGAACTCATTTAACCGTCCAGTCAACTGGGTAATCGACTGACTGATTTCCGTTTAAAATTTTAAGCGGAGCAGTCTTTCCGTTTTTACCACGAATCATTAGTCTTAATGTACCAGAACCGCCAAATGGGTCAACACCATCGTAGCTTAAATCATAGGTATTAAGAAATTGTTCTTCTTTTGTTCTTGCTTGGAACATTTTAGACTGTCCTGACTTTCTGCCAAGTAACGTAGCGTTAAGCTCTGGGTACTGAGCGTAATCAATTTTAACCTTTCCAGATAGAATATCTTTTTTCAATGAATCAATTTTTTGCTCTGCCTCGTTTACGATTGTGTCAACATCAGAAACTTTAGGAAATACTCCTCTGATGTTTTTCTCGTTTACAGAAGTGACTCTAGATGAAATATGTTTATCGAACTCTTGATCCATCAAACTTTCAAGCTCAGACTCAGACATACCAAGTCTAGACTTCTGAAGTACAGAAGCAATGACAGGGTCTTTTAATGCCTTAAGAATAGGCTGTGATTCTTTGGTCGCATCACCATACAATGCCGGTAGTTTGTCTTCAACAAGCTCATTGAATCTTGCTTCAACAGACTTAACCATCTTTCCTGACTCAGCCCCAAAGGTTGAGTTGAAATTTTTATAGATAGTTTCTCTGCTTGATTTAGTGTTCAAATCTTGAATCTCGGCTAGTTGCATAGATGAAAGATTGTCTCTGTCTGCACCACCTAAGAATGAATAAGCCAGTGTTGAACCCTCCGCCGAATCACCAATAGCTCTACTTTTTACTAGTTCTTTTACAAGCTTTCCTCTTACTGCCGGATCAACGCCCGCAATATTTTGGATAACTTTTTGAACTGCTACAGGCCCTGTGACTGTGCTCTTTCAAGCGCAATGTTTAGGTTGTTAACGGACGGCTTAAAGATAATGGAATCGTCTGTCGTCCCCGCAATACCAAAGTTTCGAGTAAGCTTATCCATGGCGCTTTTCTGTTGCGCAATGACGTTCATATTGAATACGCCATTTGTATCAACACCAGAGTTAAACATTTTCTGGTATCTTGCGTTACCATATTTCTGCATAAAAGCTACTTTATCTCTAGCAAATAGAGACTTCATACTTCTGAATTCGCGTTTAACTTCTTGGTTCATAGGCCCTAAAATAGTAGCCCCCGCCTCTGGTCTTTGTAATTCTGCAAGAGCAGGATCATTAGGGGCAAACACTCTTCCCGCCACGCCCAATGCAATAGCTTTAGCTCTCTCATCAGTCATTTCATAAGATGGCCCAAAGGTAATTAAATCATCAGAAGCTTGCTGAATAACCATATTCTTGGCAAATTTCATTACCATTGTACCGGCTTCAGTAGGAGTAACTCCTGCCTCTGATCTCATTGGAGAGTTCATAAGCTGGGTTAATCTGGCTAAAGAGTAGCCAGTATTTAGCTCACTTCTTTTGTTGTTAAAAGTATCAACGCCCGGAGCAGCAATGATATTATCAAGCTGTAGACGATATTCTTTTTTCTGAGACTCATTGATTTCAAACTTCTGCTTAAGGATTTTTTCATAAAAACTGATCTTCTCCCTAGCAGGAAGTGCGTTAAAGTATTTTGTACTTCTATTCTCGACTCTCCCAAAAGAAGGATCGACAATATCTGGCAATTTAACTCTGTCTCTAATTGTGCCGTCAATGCTCATAACGTCTAGCGTAATGGCGCCATTCTCGTCCATTTGGGGAGTAACACTACCAATATTATCAGCAGATACTTTTGACTGGATCGCGCCCAATTCTAATAGGCGCTGAATTTTTCCGGCAGATTGCTGTAGATAGTCGTTGATAATGTTCTCGCGCTCTGTTTGAGACACGTTAGACTTTAACCAGTCGACGAGGTATTTACGTTGTGTTGGGTCAAAGATAATGTTTACGCCAGTAAATTCGCTAAGAACTTTTCCCGTTGACTCTACTTCAGTTAGGTGAAGAGAAGTGTATTTATCAGCAAGAGTTCTACCACCCTCAAGCAAAATAGCGTCGCTTGTTTTCTTTTTGGAGTCTTGATCGAATGTCCCAATAATGTCGTTTGCTTCCATTAGGTTAGCATCCATCTTATCTACAACAAAATCTTTGGCTTCAATGCTATTGATGTCGACAGCTTCAGAACTAATCTTTTGAGCGTTCTCAATGTAGTAAAGGGGTGCCGCTTGAAGTTTGCGCTGTTGTGTTTCCGCTACACCGCTAACCTTTGTCTGAAGATCGTCAGGTCTAATCATTCGAGTAAACATTTCACGCGTATCAGCATCAGTGATACCGTCAGAGATTTGCTTAGAAACGTCGTCTGATCTTTTAGAAATGAACTGCGAGTACGGAACATTGTCCACGTTCCCAAGTTTATCCCACTGGCTCTTGGCTTTGATTTTGTCGTTTGCTAGTTGAGACGTGTACTTAGAATAAGCTTCCCATGCGTCAGCCTTCCTTTTGATCTCCATGTCTTTCTGGTAAATAGCGTTTCCAAGATTGGCCGCATCTGAACCTAAGGCAGATAAGGCGCGGTATGTCCCAGCATTTGGGTCAGATGAAACATCTGCAACGCCAACAGACTTTGAAATGCCTAATCCATATCTTCCCAAATCAATTTGTGCCATTAACTATATCCCTTGTATTTAGAGTACCCACCAATAATAGTGGATGCCGCATTTAAAGTTCCCTCAAGCATAGCGCTTTTTGCGCGTTTGTCATACTGACCTGCTTCCTGCATTGAAGTTTCAGCCTCAAATGCCGCTTCTTGTCTAATATAATCTGCCTGCTGTGAGGCTTTATCTTTTAAAACATTTAATGAATCGAAGTCTGTAGGATTGAATCTAAACCCTGCACTTGCTTGGTTTACCGCATAAGAAGTCTGGTCTAATTCACCCTGTCTGATTTCAGCTTGCGCGTTAATTTCGCCACGACGACGAATTTCATTAGCTCTTTTTCTAAGAGCTTCAGCCTGTGCCTTTGCCGCTTTTTTTGCAGAATTGGCTCCTACTAAGCTAGACGCTACCTGTAAACCAACTCCTGCAACTAGTAATGGTGCCGCCATATTATTCCCCTGAGTTGCTTAGTCCTCTTAATGCTACACCAGAAATGTTCAAAGGGGTACATTCATCTGTTTCAATAACAAAAAATTGTTCCCTGTCAGAACTCTGTGGTAATTCATAAGTATAATCTTTTGTAGCAGTAAGTCCAGAGGCTAATCCTTCCGAAGCATAGAGAGGAGTATCTAATGAGCCGTATTTGAACTTTCCGCTTTTGTAACACTGTACGGTTACTCGGTCAATTCTATGAACATCTCCAACTGGAGACCCATATTGTGAACCTTGGTACTGAGGAAGTGCTCTAATTCTTGATTTGTAGGGTACTCCAACAACATAAGGCTTCCCTGTCTCCTGTGCCGCCAAAAACTCGGCAGAAAGAGTAATGTCTGTGTCGACCATTGAGCTTGTCACAATGCCAACATCACAAACAACACCCTCTGTGTAGAATACAATTCGTGCATCCCCGATCATTCTGACAATATTAATTGCCACATAACGAATATCTTCAACATCAGAAGAAAATGTATAAGAAAGAAAACTATCTAAGTGAAGCCTATCGTCAACAGGGTACTGCTCTGTTGAATCAGTATTGTCGTCAACAGCTTGAATACCAATTGCTTTAATATCAGAAGCCACTCCGCTATAGTCAGATAACGCATTGTATATGATGTAACAGATATCTGTTGTCGCACAAATATCATCAACATTTACTGCATACAGCCACGGTGAAAATCCTGCAACTTGAGTGTTAGAATCTAATGAAAGAGCATAAACCTTTTTTTCTGGGGTCAGAATTAAAAGAATACGCATTTTCTCAAACCACTGCATCTTTTCAATCTTAAATGGTAGGCCAGAAAGAATTGTGCTTAGTTTGATATCGACTGACTCATAATCCCTATCTTCAACAGAAATAGCTCTTAGCTCAGAGCCATTGTTGGCACTGTAAATGATCTTTCTGTCTCCATCTGCTGGCTGAATAAAGTCTGAATTAATTGAACCGAAACGAATTTGAGCCGCAGTATCCCTAGAGAATACTCTATCAACTGTAATCTGGTATTCACCTGAAGAAGTTCCTAAGTGAAGTCTTCTTCTAGACCCCATCCATCTGATTTCCTGCCCATTTCCATCACTAAACGAAAGCGAAAACCCACGTCTATTGGCATTGGCAGAATCAAAGTACAACATTCCTGAAACATCAGAAGTCGAAGCATCTTGGATAAGAGTATCTGCCATCATACCTTGATAGTCCAAGGGAGAACTGTTGTTAATCGCCGCGGCAAAAACAGTGGAAGTATTATCGTTCCCAGAGTTTGCAAATAAAAGTCTGCTCAGGTATGTGCCACAAACTTTTGGAAATCCGGCCCCAAGGTTCCATGTGGAGATAGTAAAGAAAGATTCTCCAAGAGCATTTATTTCACCACCTACTGTTTGAATAGCTCTGTATCTTTGATATTCAACACCGCTTCGTGTAATTGTACCCGGAATAGGGAATGTTAAAAAGAAAACAGCTTCTTTTGAATCTACTGTTTTAATTCTAATATAAGCACCAGTAAAAAAACTCGAAGATAATGTATCTGGAATAATGGACAATGGTATATCTACAAGGCGAACAAATTTCATGTCGTCTGTAGTTAAAATTCCCGGAGTCGTCAGTGAGCCAGTTTGACCTGACTGTTCAAGTAAGAACACAAGTGTTGATGTTGAAGTATTAGTAAAGTTAAACGGATAGTTTGTGCAGTACATTGGATTTGCATAAGGAACGGCACTTGGAAAAGTCCCATTCTTTAGCAATGCCTGTAAATTTACAAAGTACGGGTACATTATAAATGTGCGCACAGGTCTAGAATTTGGGCCAATGTCTTTTGTTTCTGTATCTACAAGAGAAACTGCAAATGGAAAACTGTCCGTAGTAAAAACAACAGTTCTGTCACTGATCTGCGTATATTGTATAATTGTTAGGTACTGATTTAAGTATTGCTCAAGGCTTGAGTCAACACCCCCTAAAGAAGTATTAAACGCTCTCATTCTTGGCATAGTAGATGAGCCAGAAGAATCCGCCCCAAAGACTTGGACATTGGTTCTTGCGCCACCGTCAATTCTTAGGTACTGAGGATATGCTGTGCCTAGCGTATCAACTTCATTAAAGGCATATCTTTTATTAAAGCTAAAAAGATAACTTACCCCAAGAAGTTTAAATGCAAAATTTTGAACCGTATCAGTAGAGCTTGCATTGTCAATGTAGCCAAGTGAGACATTTAAGCCTTTTCTTCTGCGAGTTGCCCCAATGGAATCAATCCAATTGTTCTGGAACTCTTCGGCAGATGAGTCAATCCCTTCAATATCTTTTCTACCCCTGACAAGAGGAGAACATAGACCGTTCTTAAATGTCGCAATTAATGTATTGTACTTCATTAGCGCCTCGCTGATGTAAAGGCGTTAATAATCCACTCCATAGGGATACCTTGCTGAGCGGAGTATGATCTGCACGACCTTAACATTTCATTTACTCTAGCGTCTAATTTTTCTTGAAACGTCGAAGACTGAGTTAATTGAAAGCTAATATCAAACGCCAGATATAACGCTAGAACTTCGACAAACATAGGGTCAAATAGGTCAGTATCAGTAACTCTTTTAATGTATTTTAATTTGAGGTCTTCATTCCCATTTGTAAGAATGTAATTTCCTTCCCTCGTCCATTTAGTATAAGGACAATCATCAACCTCTAAAGGTCTTAAGCAATCGGAAGGAAGTTCAAAGCGGTACAGCCAACCAAACGCAGGTGGAGTTGGGTCAACTGTTAAGATAGTTCTTTCAAGTGAAAACTTAAATGGATAGTGATAGAGAAGCATGTCTCTAATAATCGGATACTGCGTTGAAACTGTAATAGCTCTTTTGTTATTATCAGCCAGCGAAGTAATTTTTTCAGACCCCGCTTTAATTAGAGCAGAGTTACAGATAGATAATTCAGACATAGTGTTCTCCCAATAAAAAGGGGCCGAAGCCCCTGTTGATTAGTCTAACACATATTCAATGAATACGTAAATATCTGTTGACGGAGAAGCTCCAACCGTAAAGGTTACAACTGTTTCCGCAGACATTTGCGCCATTGGTGCTACTGAATAAGAAGGAGAAGTTCCCCCGCCTACGTTAGAGCAACGAAGAACTCTTGCGCCTTTTGGTAGCTTACCAATGGAAACAACGTCAGCTTCTACTGCTCCACCTGCCAGAATGTAGTCAAGAAGAACTCTCACTCTTCCGCCCATTGACCCCGGTTCAGCTTGCTCGCTAGGTACATTGACAAATTCTTTTGCGTAATTAACGCCATTTTTTGCAGCCATAAAATCTCCAAATTGGTTATAGGGGAGGTCAGTCCCCTATTAAATTATAGTTCAGAAGTAACTACTTCAACAACCTTTACTTCTTCCATACGAGTTGCCCCGATTGTCATAGAAGTGAAAATTTGAACAGAGTAGTTTTTACCCGGTAACTCGTCGATTCTAGCTACAATGTCTTGAGCCTTAGCGAAAAGAATACCTGTCTTCTCCCAAGCGATACATCTGCGACCTTTAGACGCTGTAACTGTACCTGTTCCTGCACCGTAGACACCGTTTGTTACAGTGTAAGTTACGTTTGAAGCAGGGCGTGGAAGTCTTTCAGAGTGGATAAAACGGAAGCCCATGAATGAGTCAACCGCACCTTGAACTAGCGCTTTTACGTTAGCGTAGTCGGCAGAAGTAACTTCTGTTTGACCAAGTAACGAGTCTTGCTCCTCAGCAGAGTAAGCGAAGAAAAGCTCAGTTGTGTCAACTTCGTTTTGGTTGAACTTCTTTTTTACCGCTCTTAGCGTTTTCACGTTAAGACCAACACCTGTAGTAGTCGCGCCGTCAAAAGCAACAACCTTTTGAGTGTTTGGAAGAACTACTGGAATAGTCCCGTCTTTTCCTGTGTACGCTGTACCTAAAGCGGCTTCGATGATTACGTCGTCCATCGAACGGCCCATTGCGTTTCTAGCCGCAATTGAGTACTCGTTTTCTGGATCGTAGATCATACGAAGTTTGTCGACTTTATCGACTAGATCAGCGTGATCGAAGTCGTCGATGAAGCAAGCACGTCTTCCATGCGGAGTATCTGAGTAAACAGTATCCGAGTGACGGCCTGTTCTGCGTCTCGCCGATACTGTCCCAATGAAGTCATAAAAGTCTTTTTCGCCTTTCTGCATTTCATTGCGGCAGTGCATAGCAAAGCGCGAACCTTTTTGTTGTGATAAGTGAAATACGTTACTTGAGTACGCATTTACAAAATTTACAGGAACTAAGTTTGACATAAAAATCTCCTAAGAATTAAAGTTACTTTTTGCATTTCAGCTAAAGATTATCCCTAATGGGGTCTTTAATTTAAGGAGAGTGATACTACTTGTTGTGGGGCTTTAAAAGCTTATCCTAGAATCATTCTCTCTATGACTACTAGGATAAGCGCAATGCGTTTTTTCTGTCAACTATTTTTGCATTAAAATTTCTTGATATTTTAACATATCTTTTAGTCTATCACCGTGTGATGGGTTAGACTTATCAAGGTATGCCTTATCAGTAAATAATGCGTTGATAGCTTTCTGAGCTTCATCTTTACTCATTCCGTACTGAGCAGTGATGTCTTTCTGGAATACGTCCTCTTGTTTTAGTTTAGAGCCAATCATGGCAAAAACCTCAATAAGTTTCGGATCGTCACCTAAACCTGTTTGATTTAAGTAGTCAATGAAAGAGTCTCCGCCAAAATGCTTAGCCGTTAGGTTTGAACGATGGGCGTTTTTCTTGAAACCTTCTTCCCCCCACTTCTCTCTTAGCCCTTGAATTCCTTGCTGTCTTTGTTGGATAGTCTCAGTTTCGTCAGCCTTTACTAATGAGTCTAGTTCAGAAGTAACGTAGTCCATTACAGACTGAAGTTGGTTTGGAAGAATGTTATTTTTTAGAGCCAATTCTTTTAGCGCCTTTGACTTTTCGCCAGAAAAAATTGACTGTTCCGCCAACTTAACTTCATACTTGTCAGGTGTTTCTGGAAGTCCTAGCTTACTAATGTATGCTTTGATCTCTTCTGGAGAAGCATTTTTGCCCGGAACTACAACCTTGTCAGCCCCAACCATTCTTGCCGCATGGACATAACTCTTTACTACAGAGCCAATATCCTTATGGTTTTTCATGATTGGATCGTTGATTAGGTCAGCGTCAATACCTTTCAGCCATTCTGGAGTCTGTGCTCCTCCGGCATTTGGATCGGGATTACCTCCGCCAGCGCCACCCGCATTTGGATCAGGGTTTCCACCACCTGCTCCTGCTCCTCCGCCTCCGGCACCGCCATCCCCTCCCATGGTTGTGTTCATTAGAAATTCTTTCTTAGCAAAAATCATCTTCGTCTCCCTTCTGATTGTCCCTCGCGTAGAATCTCTTCTAGCATAGCGGGATCAGTGTTTATGGTTTTTAGAATACGTAGCACTACGCTACGCGCTCCCTCGTTGTATGCTGTCTGGTATGGATCATCTGAGATTGTAGAATTAAAGACGTGGAATGTTCGGCACATGTCTGCCAGAATTGCTCTGCCGTCGTCTGTGTTGAATAATGCTCGATACTTAAGAAGTAACTCAGCCTTCTTGCTTCTACCTACAAATGGAATTTCCATATTACTCCTGTGCTGCTTTTGCCACGTTTACGGCAGTCTTAGATTGAACTTCGCTATTTGCGATTTGTCTCTCTTCTTCGAGTTGTTGTGCTCTAGACTGTCTCATCTTATCAATTGCCTCTTGTTCGTTCAGCAATGATAAATTAGTTCCGTATGATTTGAAAGCAAAATTTACTGCCTTATCTCCGTTAATCAAATCAAGTACTTGCGGTTGTGCCTTAGCAATTTCCATTGACATTGCCCAAGAGCGCATAAAGTTTTCTGCGTCCACTGACTCTTGTGCACGGGCAAGCTGAGATACGAATTTGATTTCGAGCTTCTTATCTTTAAGCTCCGGTGGAAGTGCTGGAAATAATCCTCTCCTAGCCATAATTCCGAATACGCGTTGAACAGTTGGTCTAAGGAACTCATTCTGTAATCTTCCCAAGATTGGTGACATTGTTCTAAGGTATTCATCTCTTCTCTGCATTACTTCAACCGTAGTCATTCTGTCGTTTTCGACTAAGTGCAGTTGGTCAATGTAGAACGCTTGTTTAATTTTCGCGTGCACTCTTTCCAGAATATCGTCGCCAATAGATAGGTTCCCGCCAATGTTTAATGGCTCGATTCTATCCTTAGTTCCAGCTCTGTAATAGTTGGTCCCGCGTGGTTCAAGTTTTACAGGTAGTAATACCCCCTCATCTGGAACTTGTAAAGGTGGAGCAATAACAACTTGAGCTTGCTCAATGAACGCTTTCATCATCGCATCTGCCATCATGATATCCGGCAATGCTTTCATGGCCGGCGATCTACCTAGCATCTCTCCAGAGATTTTTGACATTCTTGGAGTGATACATGGATTCTCTTCAAATCCCGACTTCTTAAGAATCACGTTCCATTCTTTAAGAACATGGATAGAAGTAATCGGTAATACTGCGTGACGTAGTTTTGGAGGAAGTCTATTGCTTGGCTCAATGGCATGAATAATGCATACCTTTTTAAGAGGATCTTTAAACCTCATCTCTTCCAATTCTTTAGGAATTGTATCTGGATACGCCTCAGACAATTGGTCTAAAGTGTATTCGTATTTATAGTAATGTGTGTCAATAATACCTAAGTGGTTCTCAGATACCGCTGACTCGTAGATAGGTCTTGAGGTAAATCGAACAACGTCAAGCTCATCTTCCTCAATCTTCATGTGCCCTGTACCAATAGAGCATAGCTCTTGATACACTTCATGAATCTCAGATTGGAAATTAGAGTTGTTCATTACAGAGATCATCAATCTCGCCGAGTCCTGTAGCCATTTTGCAACGGCAGGAAGGCTGTCAATTAGAGGATCGCCACAAGATAAAGAGAACCAAACGCTTGCTGGGTTGGTAAGCATACCGTGAAACGCGGCAGAAAGCCTGTCTACGCAATGCACTCCGATAGCATCATACAACTGCCAGTCCTTCATCTCGCCGGGAACTTGGCCACCAAATACGAAATCCTTATTAGGCATCGTGTACTTTGCAATTGTTTTCCAATGTGTCTTCCACACGCCCATTGCGGCATCAAGCTTTGCATACTTGTTACAAATATACTCAACTGTGTCGCTAGAATTTCCGGTCATTGGTACTGTAGTTGCCATTAGTAGCCCCCTCCGCCCATAACTGTTTGTTGTGTGGTAACACCAGCAGTTTGAAGTCTCTTTTGCGTTTCTTTCATATTCTTGTTATTTTTGATAGCAAGTTGTTGCTCTGCCGTCAAGTTAACCATGCTCGGGTCAAAATCAACTTCAGTTTTCAATCCTGTGTTTTTGTCCGTTAGGTATGCTTTATTATTGTATAATTGTTCCCAGCTTCCACCTAAAATGGTTTTACTTGGATCATATGTTCTACCCGGGGCATATGGAGCCAGCCCAGATGAACCATTATTCTTTTTAAATAAATCACTAAGAAACGCCATATTTACCTCCTAAAAGGATTATGATTAAACTCCGCGTGACGTGGCAATTCTTTCATTTTATTCGATCTATGTGGGGAATGTACAGTAGCAAATACACGAAATCCATCTGCGCCATGAGATGCCCAGTTATGAAGAGGTGTATCTAGGAAGATTTTATTCTTCGTATCCCATTTACGCTCATAGTTCCTTAAACAATCGACCCCGCGCTGAACGGCAGGGTTTGCCGTGTTGAACCAACATTTAGGCAGCAACATTCGTACCGCATTAATACCATCATCAACTGCCTGTCTAGGAGCAATACGTGCCGAGATTCCTAGCGTTCTAAGAGTCTCTTGTCTCGTAGTCCCTGTACCAAGTTCCTTTGCCGCACCGTCATGTGGAATCCAGTGTTCATGGTAAACGTAAGGCCTATCTTTCAACTGCCGTGCGTACCACTCTAATCCGACCCCAGCGTTCTCAATATAGTCCACGATCCTGATCTCTCTACCAACCATCTGGACAAACCAAATCGTCGTAGAGTCACCAATACCTAAGTCCCAGAACGTAGAGACAGGTACACTTGGCTCGTAAGGAACAGACGTTAATCTACCCTGAGACTCAAGGTCATTAATGTATTTGCCGTAGTAAGCCCCAACTAGGGCCGCGGAGAATGAGCACTCGAACTCTTGTTCGTACTCTTCCTCGGACATCTCCATCTTGGCACCTCTAAGTTCTTCTTCGTCAATGATGCCAGTAATTGAAGCCTTTGCCACAAATACAAACCACCCGAGATGCTTGAACTCTTCTTGTTGGAATTTGACCGCCTGTTTATACATATCGTAAAAAGCGTTCATCCCCTTTGGCGTACCAATAAAGATTGCCCATCCCTTCCTATCCGAGAGCGCTGGTCTTACAACCTGACCCCAGATCGTTGGATCACACTGAGCGTACTCATCTAAGATAACTCCATCTAAATAGAGTCCTCTAATTGAGTCTGGATTCTCAGAACCAAGTAGCCAGATAGTGATCTTATCACCACGGTCTGGTCTATAAATCTCGACTCTAAGCTTTGCCTCATTGATTTTAACTGTAGGGATATCCTTAACGTGATCCTTAAGATAAGTCCACGCCACACGTTCCGCCTGCCCATAAGTAGGAGCAACGTAGGCATAGTTAGGGTTAAGCTTCTCATTCTCAAACGCTTTAGTCAGTAAATGCGCCAGAGAAAACCTAGTCTTCCCAAAGCGTCTATGGCACACGATTACGTTAAACCTTCGCACCTTTCTATGAAGAAAGTCCTGCAAGGGTCTAGGCGAGTAACCAATACCAATCTTGACTACGTTTGTTTGCTCCAATTACTTCTTCCCTTTTTTCTTCTTAAGCGCCTTAACCACATTCCTAGTGATCTGTTCCGCCATATCAGCCCCTCTCTGAGAGTCTTGCTCGGCAATCTGCTTCTGCGCTGGATTCTTAATGCTGTACTGCATAGTCTCCTCCGCACCTTTAAGATCGCCCTTCACAGCTTGCTCTTGAGCCGTGGCAACGTATGTATTCTCATTAGGAATGCCAGTAGCGCCCTTCTTGCGCATAATCTGGGCAAGTGTCTTTTCTTTTGCACTAGGCATTTGATACCGCCTTAGAACCTTGTTTCGGCTTCGATGCCTTCGCCTTCGGTTCCTTCACTGGTTTCGGAGATGCCTGTTTCTCTCCATCTGTCGGTAGAGAGTTCGATGGCAGTGGTTTCGATTGTTCCTCTGTCGAGTTCGGGTCTAGTTGATTCACTCCCCCGTAAAGCTGAATGTGTTTCTTCATTTATATACCCTCTGAATTCTCCGTTCGCATCTACTTCGATGTTCACAGATGTTGGTTGCTGAGTCTTAACGCCAGTATCAATGATAACAGTAATACCGCCACCATTACCAGAACTTTCTTTCTTGGCTCCGTATCTTTGCGAATCATCCTTCTCCGCCGCCCATTGCAGGGTAGACACCGCAAGCTTTAACCCCGGCTGCATTTCCTTCGGAGCAGTAATAGCCTGCATCGCAATAGCAATCGCCTCATCATGGTAATACTCCGCCCGATCCCGGTACGCGAGTTCCATCCTACGCTTAAACTCTGGGTTCTGCGCACGCCATAATCTAATGGCAGAGATTGGAGGCATTGAAGCATCCTTACTAATATCTGTAAGCGATTTACCACGTGCCAGTGCATCGACAATACGATCACCGATCTCATGTGTATAGGACACCGATGTAGAGCTAAGGTTCTTGTTTTGGGGAATATAGTTCGCGACTAGGCGACCCGTCTTTAAATCCAGTGCCTCGTACTTATTAATACGCTCATTCCAGATAAGCTGGATATCATGGTTGCCGTCCAATGTCTCAAGTGCTGTTGAATCACTCATAGGTTTCAGTATGGCAGAGTATATGGGTCGGGTCAATAGTTAAAAGGCACGGGGCTATAAACCCCGCACCTCTCAACAAGGAGGTATCCAAGTGCCCACTGGAGAAAGCAAGGATGAAGCCAGTATATAAATATAGGGGCTGTGGGTCAAGTACTAACATTAGTAGCAAATAGTAATTGATTAGTAGATCAAAAAGGTCGGGTATAGTTTCTACAATCTCGGCTCGGTGTGACGCGTGAGGGGAGAGATCATCAGCACGCGGGCGTGGGGGCACGTACCCCGTGCCTAGGCTCATGCGACATGGGACTCCTGCCGAGATTCCGGTTACTAGTAACAAGCCCGAGGACTAAGCGCCTATGAGCAATCAACGTGGTCTTAAGGTTAGTGATACAAGATGCTGTAATCACGATACTTGACATACTTAATCAGGTTATGTAATATTGCGATCGAGGCAATTAAGCCTTGTTTAACGATAGGAGATACTTATGACAACTGAGACAATGACCTCACAACCGACAATCGAGCAACTTACTGCGATGGTAGCCGAGCTAACTAAGAAGCTCGAGGCTAAGCCTAAGACTAGTGGCGCAGGTGTAAAACACTCGATTATGAAGACAGTGGATACTAAGACAGGTAAAAAGATGCTATTCTTCACCACGCCTAGCATGATTGCCCACTCCGAGGCTAAGGGTAAGGACTATCAAGCTAGTATCTTGTTACAACAGCATCAGATTGAACCATTCTTAATGGCCGTTAAAGATGGTTCATTAACTAAGTTAGCTAAGGCTTTCCTAGAAAACCAATGGAATGAGACTAAATTGTAATTATTGAACAA